TTAGACATGGCTGCGCACTGTGCTGGTGATCACACCCCAGATTGACAGCTCATCCCCTTCGAGAACGTATCGCGCCGGGTATTTGGGATTTTCTGACAGAAGGACGACCTCCCGGCCGCGCTTACATAGGCGCTTGCAGACGGGCTCATTGTTCAGCAGAGCCACCACCACATGCCCGTGCGCCGGCTCGATGGCACGATCCACCACCGCGAGATCACCTTCGAAGATACCAATCCCCTGCATGCTTTCCCCGGTGATGGCTACCAGGTATACATGCGGTGCGCGGATATTCAGGGCCTCATCCAATGAGATGTGCTGCTCAATATGATCCGCCGCCGGCGAAGGGAAGCCAGCTGGAACCTGGAACGAACACATAGGCAGCTTCACGCCTGCCTCGGCGATAGGACCTAAAATGGTGAAGCTCATGATGCGGCCTTTTACATGCACTGTACGAATGTACAGTTAACTTTGTAGGACGCGTGCGGTCAATTTTTCTGTAGGGGATTTCGACAGACGGAGAAGGCCTATGTGCGGAAGATTTGTGCAGTACGAAGGGATGGCGATCTTCATTGAAGAACTGAGCCCCCAAATAGAGCTATTCAGCGGCTATGACGCTCAGCCAATTGATCGCTACAACGTCGCTCCGTCGACGAGGGTTCAGTTGTTGCACGCCGCAAAGGATGGGCTGCATATCAATGCAGTCAAATGGGGATGGGCGCCGTTCTGGGCCAAGGGCAAACGCCCCGACCCGATTAACGCACGCGTAGAGACAGTCACCACGGGAAAGTTCTTCAAGCAACTTTGGCCGAATGGCCGAGCCCTGGTGCCGAGTGAAGGGTGGTATGAGTGGGTCAAAGACCCTGACGATCCGAAGAGAAAGCAACCCTACTTCATTCGCCTGAAGAGTCAGAAACCCATGTTCTTTGGTGCACTTGCCCAAGTTCATCCTGGCCTGGATCCACACGACGGCGATGGGTTCGTGATCATCACCGCCGCCAGTGATCAGGGCATGGTGGACATACACGACCGCAAGCCGTTGGTGCTGACGCCAGAGCACGCTAGGGAATGGATCGACCCCGACCTTACTCCAGCCCGAGCCGAGGAAATAGCAAAGGAATGTTGCCAGCCTGTGGAGGACTTCGAGTGGTATGCGGTTGGCAAAGCAGTGGGGAGTGTGAAAAACCAGGGGGCTGACGTACTGCTGCCAGTGCCATGCAAGGATGTTTGATGCTATCAGAACAGTCCTCCCAATGCGGCTGGCTCCCAGTTCATGATCACCAGTTCACCACTAACCTCACTCTTTCCTTGCCGTTGGTTGGATGTGCTGTAACGAATGTCCACCATCTCAAAGTGAAACCCCTCAAACACCCGCCGAATATCAGGGTGATCGTTGATGCTGACCATCACCTTGCCTTTGCAGCGCCGCATAAAGTCGGCCATGCGCTCGTAATTCTCAAATGGGAAGTCCACGCCATAGCCGGCCGTCTGCCAGTAAGGTGGATCCATGTAATGGAACGTATGGGCACGGTCGTAGCGCTCGGCACATTCAAGCCAGCTCAGGTTTTCAACATACGTGCCGGACAAACGCTGCCACGCTGCAGACAGGTTTTCCTCGATCCGCAGCAGATTAATGGCCGGGCCGGTCGTTGCAGTGCCGAACGTTTGCCCCGTCACTTTGCCGGCGAAGGCATGGTGCTGCAGGTAAAAGAATCGGGCGGCGCGCTGGATGTCGGTGAGGGTTTCGGGACGGGTCATCTTCTGCCACTCGAACACCTGGCGGGAACTGAGCGCCCATTTGAACTGGCGGACGAACTCTTCCAAGTGGTTTTGCACGACACGGTACAGCGTCACCAGGTCGCCGTTGATATCGTTTAGAACTTCAACAGGCGCTGCCTGGGGACGCATGAAGTAGAGCGCGGCGCCGCCGGCAAAGACTTCAACATAGCATTCGTGTGGCGGGAAAAGCGGGATAAGGCGGTCGGCCAGGCGGCGTTTGCCGCCCATCCAAGGGATGATAGGTGTAGACATAAAAAAGCAAGACCTTTGCTGTATGGATAAACAGTGCTAGGCTCGCTCCGCTTTGTGCACGAAGCAGGAGCCTTGGCTGGACTTGCAGGGGTGATCTGCGGGGAAGGTGGCCGGGTTGGATGTTGACGCATCCTGCCCGGCCGCTCCTTTTATTTCGGTGTAGAAACTTCTTTTGCGTAAGCCTGACAGGCCCGCAGGGCGATCAATCCTCGGTCGCCGGCATCGGTGATTCCGATAATTCGTTGAGCATGCGCTGGGTCAAGTTGGGCTCTTGTGGGGCCATGAACCACGCGGCCGGTGGCGGTGGTGGTTGGCACTGAACAGCTGCCGGTGGTTTCGGTGGCGGCGAGTACGACTGACAGCCGCAGATCAGCAGTAGCCAGGCGATCACGCAGACGAGCCTGCTTGATTTGCTCATCGGTCAACTCCTTGTAGTGGGTTTCGTCTTTGTTCTGCAGGCGGAGCTCCAGGGCACGGCGCTTGTCCTGCTCGGTACGCTGCAGAGCAGCAGACGCTTTGGATATTTCGTTGAGGGTGTCCGCCTGCAGGCGGGCTTGCCGCTCCAGCACGCTGCCATAACGCCAGTCTTGAGCAGTCCAGGCCAATGCTGCAGATCCTGCGACCACCACCACTAACAGCAAGCTGATACCGGCGATACGGAACTGCGCGGGGATCAGATCGAAGAGACGCATAACACCGCCCTCGCCCTGGCCCACAACTGCAGCCGATCCTCCAGGCCATTAAGGCCGCCGTTGATCCGGCGAGTGATGGTGTTGAACTGGTCCTGATCCGCGAGCGCATTCAGCCCGTTTACAGACCAGAACCACGCCGCCGACTCTGCCGCCCATTGCGGCTGCTCGAGCAGCTCGGGGGTGCGCAACAAGCGCTCATCGCCGAACAGTGCCAGACTGCAGCGCAGGTAGTTATCGTGCCCGGTTACCTGGATCAACCCTCGGCCACGATAGCGTTGACCATCACCATCTGCAGCTGGGGTATTACCAAGCTTGGCAGCCAGAGTGCCGGTATCGTATTTACTCAGGTATTGATCCCTGCCCAGTTCGCGGACGTACTGCAGTTGACCGGACTCGTGACCAAGCTGCGCCAGGAAAGCAGCCTGGCGTTTCGGTGTATTGATCTGCCGATGCGCCATTGCCGCGTTCAGGGCAGATACAAAAACGCCCGCTTGGCGGCGGGCGTTTGGCATGATGCGTTGTAGCTGTTGTTCAGTGATGGTCATAAAAACTCCGGACAAAAAAATACCGCGCTCAGGCGGCGGTGGCTTGCATTACAGCTTCTCGACACTCACGACCTTGAGCGGCTTCGTTTCCTTCTTTTTCTTACCCTTGGATTTGCCTTTCTTGCCGGCATTGCACTCGACCGTGGTCGACCAGCCAGATTGGGTAAATACCTGCTCCACCGAATCCGCCAGATATTCGCCATCCAGCCCGACCTTGAAGCCCTGAGCGTCGATCAGGCGCTCTGCAAAAATGTCAGTCCGGCCTGGCATCTCGAAACGCACGGCGGCGGTCGAGCGATTGAATGCCGCTAACCGTGCTTTGGCTGCTGATTCAGCTGCGGTCTTGTTCGGATAGATATGCCGATCCGTATGCACCGCCGGCAAACCGTCCGGCGCATCATCGTTGTCGATGGTGACCACCACCAACTTGCCATCCTTTTTGTTCTGATGCTTAGTCGCCACGGCCTTGTGCGAATTGCGATCCCCTAAGCTGAACTGCCAGCGACTGAGATCTCTGCGGGTCAACGTGATCGCCCCGAACGTTTTGCCGCTGGCTGTCTGCCCTACCTGGCGTGGCATCACCAACAATTTGCCATCTGCGACCTTGGCCGTGCAGTCGTATTGCTTAGCCAGGCGCGTGATGAAGTTAAAGTCGGACTCATTGAGCTGATCCACACGAGCGACCTTCGTCGCCACCTGGCAGCCTGCCTGCCAGCCATTGCGCGCCGCGATGTCGGCCACGATCTTAGACAGCGGCACGTCCTCCCAGCTTCCGCTGCGGACGGTCTTGCCACTGCCGCGCATATCGCTGGCCTTGCCCTTGATCACGATCGTGTCCGGCGGGCCGGAAACTTCGACCGTGTCGACCGCGTAAAGCCCTAAGCGCATCAAAGACGTTTCGGCATAGCCCAGGTGAATCTCGATTGAGCTACCGCGCCGGGGCAACTGCACCTGGCCGTCACGGTCATCGATACGCAATTCAAATTCATCGGACTCCATACCCGGCTTGTCAGAAGTCCTAAGCAACAACAAGCGATCATTGATCTTGGATGTAATATCGGCACCGTCGGCAACGATACGAAAAGTGGGGGTCATGGTTTTTTTCCAAAGAAAAACCCGCACATGGCGGGCTGAATACAAAGTGTTCTTACGCTTAACGCAACGGGCCGCACGGAGTCAGTCCCACAAGCTAATCCCTTCCTCAGTCGGGACTGGCAGATCCGGTAGCACGATCACCACACCAGCGCGGAAAGGCTGGGGCTCGTCTGCCAGGCCCTGATTGGCATCCAGCACGGCCTCGACACTGCCGTTCAAATGCCCATAAACGTTATTGCATATGACATCGAGCATGTCCCCGTCAGACGTTCTGCATGTCGTCGCCATAGCGCGTGAACTCCAGAGTGAATACTTGTTTACGCGGAATACCGCCGTGCAGCAGCGCGCCCTGTTCCTCGTTGATGGACTTCAGGCACCAGGTGCCGATCACCTCACCATAGCCGGTGGTCAGAGTCAGGGGCTGTAGCCGGCCGCCGATGGTGCGCAATGTATCAAGCTGCTTGAGCCCCCCTTTGAAGCCTGGGTAAATCGTACCTTTGAGTGTGAGCTTTTCTTCGCCCATGCCCACGGCCTGCTGCGCCGGGCGCCGCGATAGCCGCTCCTGTGAAGCCCAGCGAAATTCGGTCGAACGACTCAATTCGTCGAAGGCCGCTGTATCCAAGTTGAAGTAGTAGGGCTGAATCTTAGGATCCTTGGGCTGGATGATCAGCAAGTGCGGGAATGGCTTCACCGCTTCTGGCGCTGGTGTGGCATCTACGGCAAACGCGCTGGTGGGCACGATGTTTGCCAATGACGGACTGACCTTTCCGGCGATCTTGTTGATCGCCGTCGCAGCCTTTCCCGCCTGCTCCTTCAGCGCACCCATTCGCTCCTGCACTTCGGAAGCGCCCCGTGTCGCGCGACCGTACACAGCCAGCACCTGCCCGGCTTTGGCCTGCGCGGCATCCACGCCGCGCATCACCCGCTGTAGTTTGGCACCGACAGTTGGCCCCACGAACGGAATGTTTTCCAGCTCGGACGCAGCTCCAGTCAGCTCCCTTATTGCGCCGTTGACAGGTCCAAGCATGCCGTCAGCACTACGTCTACCAGCCTCCCCGGCTTCAACCAGGTACTTGAGGCCCGACTGCATCTGCTCCATATAAGCCATAGGCCCTCCTCTTTACAGGTGCGGTTCGTCGTACAGCTTCGCGGCGTTTTGTTTCGCCGCATCAGCCATCATTAGCCGCATGTGCGGCATGAGGTCCTGCGCTAAGCGTTGCGGATCTTTCACATCCCCTTGCACCGTAACCGGCATGCTCAGTGAGTACTGAAATTGCTGATCCACTTTGGCCGGGACAGCCCTTTCCGGCTCTTTGGATTGGATCGCAACAGCCGCCGGTTTGGTCGGTGCTGATACGGCCAGAGAGCGGGCTACATCACCCAAGACCGGCGCTTGCGGTGCAGGCGCCATCAGCAGCGCACCCGAACCGTTTGGGCTGTTGAATGACTTGCCCATTGCAGCCAAGCTTGGAATGGCTGGACCCGGTCGAGGCGCCATCAGCAAGGGCGTTACCGGGGGCGCGGGCTTTTCATCCTCGCCTCCAAACCACGACTTACCCGCTGCCCCACCCAACGCTGAACCACCCATGCTGCCTAAGTAAGCGCCTACCAGCCCGCCAATAGCGGTGCCAATGATAGGCACCACCGAGCCAATAGCCGCCCCTGCAGCAGCACCGGCCATGGTGCCGGCGAGACTGCCGGCTGCAGCGCCATAGCCCTCCGCCTTTTCGTCCTTGGTCTTGGCATTCTCGTAGGTGTCGAAGGCCATCGCGCCGGCTTCCATCAGCGAGCCACCAGGAATCATCTTGGCGGCTTTGCCGATCTTACCGACCGCTTGCACAACCCCGCCCAGTTTCGCCATCGCTCCGCTGGGAACCGGAACTGGTGGAATAGGCGGGCCTGGGACCGGCACAGGCAACCTTGGCAACGACGGACTCGGGACCGGCAGTGCAGGCCGTGGCATTGGCGAACGCGGGGCCGGTATTTCAGGCCGTGGCACAGCCGGACGCGGGACCGGGACTGCAGGCCGTGGAACTGGCGGACGCGGGACCGGCACACGGGCACGTAGCGAGCTACCCGCCCGAAGCGGCACCGGCCGACGACGCGAAGAACCACGTCTTGAACCCCGACCACGCCGGCGGGTTTCGCCTGTCGTTCCAGCGGGCCCTCCCATTGCACCCAAATTAACGACAAAAACCTTTTGAACGCCGTCGCCACTCGCCGCCGTATTGTCACCCGTCGCGCCGTCATCGCTAGATACAGCTTCTTTTGCGAGCGAAACCACTTTAAGGCCAGTCGAGACAATGTCTAACTTGCCGGACTTCTTCTCTTCCTTTCCATCACCATCAGCTGACTCACCCTTGAGTGCAGCTACAGTCTTGAGACCAGTCTCAACTAACGACAGGGCTTTGCCGGCCTTGCCTTTGGGATCGCGGCCCTTTCCAACGCCGCCAGCGCCATCCTTGGAGTTGGTCACAAAGACTTTTTGCACTTCGCCGGACTTACCACCCAACGAGCCACGCGCGACGTTGAGTAGACCTTTAGCGATTTTGAACGAGCTGAGCAGGCCCTTGAGCGCGATAAGCCCGCCACCGACCGCCGTGATGCCAGTGACAACGCCGGGCGCGCTGTCAGACAACGAGGTGATACCCTTCGTGACTTTGGTCAGCGCTTCAGCCACGGTGTCCGTGATCGGACGCAGGGCGTCCCCAACGCTGCGCATTGCGTCATCCATCGACTGAGCCATTTCGGCCCACTTCTGCGACGACGCCTCCCGTCGCTCGCTGAGGTTTTTGTCGAGGATGCCCGTTGCTTCACGCGAATCGTTTTTGAGCTGGCTGTACAGCGCCTTGTTCTGCATATAGGCAGAAAGTGCAGCCTTTACCTGCATATCAGCGAACAGGTCACCGGTGCGCAGTGACTCTTCCAGCGAGGCCATCATGGCCTTGGCTTTCTCCGGGTCCGATTCCTTGCTGATCTTCGCCGTCGCCTCGGCCATTGCCGCAGCGCGCTTCGGATCAGTGGCCTGGATGTACTTCTGTGCCAGCGACATGCTGGTTTCAAGCGTGGACATCCCGTTTTGCAAACCGGTCTGCATTGACCCCTTGTAGTCGATACCGGCCTTTGCATACGCCTTGACGGTGTCGCCGGAACCGATTTTGCTCATCCAGTTCTTGAGGTTGTTCGCCGCCTCATCGGCGCCGCCTGCAGACTTCATCTGCACTTGCAGCATGGCCCCCAGCTGCGTCACCGCATCCATGCCGGTGATGCCGAGGCTGCCCATATTCGCCAACAGTTCGGGGAACCACTTGGCCATGTCTGCCGCTTCAAAGCTCCCCGCCTGCCCTTGGAAGGCAATAGCCTCCAGAGCCTGCTGCATCTGCTTTGGATCGGTAATCTTGGCGTTCTGCCCCAGGGCGTTGATCATCTTCGCGGTATCGACACCGTTCGAGCCTTGACCTACGACAAACTTGGCCGCGACCGGCGCGTACTCCAGGGCCTTGCTCAAATCCATACCCGCGCCGACCAACTGGTTGACCACGTCGGCCACGTCGTTGCGCGCCATGCCGGTGTCGCGCGAGGTATCGATGATCTTGCGCGACATCTCCTGTTCTTGCGGTTTGTTGGCAATACCGGCCTTGATCGCGATGTCACGAACAATGGCCCCAAAATCCGCGCTGACCTTGGTCGGAACAGCTAGCATGCCAACACCGACGACAGCGGCGCCGACAGTGCTTTTCATGCCGTTCTTACCAGCATCCAGTTGCTGATGTCCGCGGGCCTTAAGCTCGGCTTTGTTGGCGGTCTGTCCCATCGAACGATAGGCCTTTTCCAGCCGGCCGACCTCGATGCCCTGCTTTTTCAAACTGTCGAGATTGGAGTTCAATCGCCCCAGCAGCTTGGATGCTCCCTCGGAGCCACTGTCATGGGCTTTCTTCCATTCATCACGCAATCGAATGGTGTCGCCGATAGTGCGCTGCAGAACACGCGCTTTACTGCCTTCCGCCTCAAGACGCTTGATGCGCCCCGTTACATCTTTAAACGCAGCACCGACAGTCGAACTGACGGCGCCGCCGATCACCAGCCCGAGGGCGATCTTGTTCGCCATGTCACGGCCCTCTTTTGCATAGCCTTATCGAAGGCGGCTCAGTCCGTGAGCCACCAAACCATTTCCGCAAACGGCATCGACAGAATCTCAGCAGCGGAAAATCCCGTTTCCGCCGCCAGACGTTTCGCGGCCATTTTTATGACGTGAGGGTTAAACCCCGTCGTCTTGGTCCATTCGAAAATAGCCGGCCTGCAGGCGGTTAAAATCCACCAACATCAGGCCCTCCAGATCAGCAACAGGCGCCCCGGCAAGCGCGGCAAACAAAATCAGCTCTCGCTGTTCGTCATTTCCGCCCGCGTCACGATTAGCCGTGCGCACATCGCCAACAGTCGGGGAGCGCAGAGACAACGTATCAACCGACACCCCGTTGATGACGCTCGGACAGGAAAGGGTGACCAAGGCCCGATCTGTGTTAACCGACAGCCACGGCGGCATCGAATCCGAATAGTCGGTTTCGGGGACCAGGTGCGAGTAAGCGGCTTGAACACGGCGATAGTCCGCCAGCTTGAGGCCTTCAAGATCCTTAACGCCTACCTCTGCCAATCCCGCGAACAACACCAACTCGCGCTGTTCATCGTCGCCATTAGAAGCGCGGTCGGCAGCTCGCACTTCACGAACCATCGGGGCACGCAAGGTCAAGGTCTCGACCTGTACGCCGTTGGCACTGCTCGGCCGCGTGAGCGTCACGACGGCAGCGAGCGCAGTCAGCGACAGCCAGGCCGGCACTTCTTTAAAAGTTGCTTTATTCATTTGGATCTACTCCCTTAGAGGCCGAGTGCCGCGCGAACATCAGCGAGTTGATCTTTACCGTCGATTACCTGAACACCGGCGACCATGTCGATCTCGTAGATGACCCGGCCGTCAATTTCGAGCTTGTAGTAGGAAGGCGCCACGGCATGTTTGATCTCCGCCGGGTCACCAGCTTTCCAGTCCCCGAGGTCGACCTCTTTAAGCAACCCACGCAGAGTGGCGACCACAGCCGTCACTGCCCCTTTTTGCCCCCTGAAAGCCCCTCGGAACGTCGCGTTGAAGGCCGTGCCATCTGCCAGGCCGAAGTACTTCAACGACTCTCGACGCACACCCTTAGTGACAAAGGAGGCTTCCATTTTTTCCAAGCCCTGGGCCATCTCGATGGCACCGGCCATCCCGCCAGCGCGGTACTCGTCGGTCTTTACCGTCAACTTGGGCAAGGTCAGACTCGGCACGTCGCCGGCGAAGTTCACACCGTCGACAAACAGGTTCGTGTTAAACAAGGTTTGAGGAATCATTGACTGGGCCCCTTAGGCTGCTTCAAGAACTTCGGTCATCCACTGATCGGTGACTTCGAAAAGGAAATTCGGGTTTTCTGCCGGTGGCACATCGGTGAAGCGAATGCGCCAGTAAACTTTGCCCTGGGAGATCTGGCTGGCAGTGTTCAGCTCGGTGTCCGGGTACACCTCAAAATTGATAATCGCGCCCTGGGCTTTCAGGTCACGCATGAACGCGTCCAGTCCATCCGTCACGTCCTTGACGTAGGTCTTGGTGATTGAGCGGTCCACGGCCCACTTGTGGCCGGCCTGCACCGCATCCATGAGGATGAACAGCGTGCGAACACGCGTGACGAATGCCCATTTCGGGTCGCTCGACAGCGTGCGGTTACCCCACAGGCGATAGCCGTCGTCGCGGATGATCGTTGCGATATTGGCGTTGTTCAGCAGGTTGGCCCGGCACGTCTCGTCACCGTCCAGATACTCGACAGCCCTGGTCGTGCCAGTGATACCGGTGAATTCCTTGTTAGACGGCGATGCCCAGAAGCCATATTCGGCATCGGTCCAGGCGAACAAGCCCGCTGCCCAAGCGGAGCCCGGCGCATCGACCGTCTTGCTGAGCTCGGTGTCCCAGTACTGAACACCCGGATCCACCATGAACAGGTTGCGACTTCCGAAGTTGTCGGCATAGAGCATCGCCGCCTCATCCGTGGTCCCAGGGCCATCGAGAATGCCGATTGCCCGCAGTTTCTGCGCCAGGCTGTCGAGCGCGGTGGCGACTGCCTGAGTGGCGGTGTGGCCGGGCGCAATCAACAGACGGGGCTGCGCGTTGTACAGGCTTTTCCCATCGAGCAAGGCTTGTAAGCCGGTACGCTGACCAGAGGTGAGCACGCCACCAATGATCGCAGAGGTCTGCAGTGCCGCGTCTTCCAGCTTCGGTACCCCAATGGCGACAATCACCGCCTTGGCCTTGGTATAGATCGCCTTGCAGGCCTTGGTGATCGCTGAGTCAGCGCCGAAGGCAGCAATAGCCTCGCGCTCGGAGGTGATCAACTTGAGCTCGCCGGCCTTGGCAGTGCCACCGCCAAGGGCGCCTGGGGTGAAGGTGTCGCAAAGTCCGATAATGGAAGACGACGGCAAGGATATGGTGCGCGCGCCCGTCTTGATGTCAGTCGTAGTAACGCCGTGGAAGAAACTCATAAAGCAAATGCTCCAGAAACGAAAAAGCCCCGCAAAAGCGAGGCCGGGAGGGTTTACGTGTTGCGTGTAACGGAATACAAAACGCCCCAATGGGGTGGGGCGCTATTGGGTTTGTTCGGCGATCCAGCCAGGTTTTTTGGGTCGGTATTTTTGAACAGGAAACTTCGTTGTTTGGGGCCAGTCCCGCAATGCCTGAACATAATCAAGCAGCTCACCAGATTGCTGCACGGTCAGGGTGGTAGGTCGGTCTGAATCCACCTCGTCACGGTGCCGCTCCCTGAGCCATTTAACGCTTTCAATTTCGGCGTCGCGCCAGGCCCGTTCCGATACAGCCGGATCGAGCGTAAAGGCGGGTTTCGGCTTACCGCCGTCTTTCAACCATTGTTCATAGTCGTCCCAGAAGCGATGGCCTCGAGGAACTGTTGCGCCGTCTGAGAGCTGAATAACCGTGTCGGGGTCGGTGGTGAGTTGATAGTTCATGTTCGCTCCTACAGCTCGGCGTCAGCTGTTGCATGGATGTAATAGGACTGGGCAGGCACACCTACGTCGCCGTTATCAATGGCGACGCCACGGGTACCGACGATGGACGAGCGCGCATTGCTGGTCGAAAAGTCATCGCTCCCGGATCGGAACTGGCCAGGTCTTCCTGATGCGTTAGGGCTGTAAAGACGTACGCTGGGTATCATTCGCTTTTCAACCTTGTAGCTCCACATGACCACGGGCTGGCTGGCAGCACCGGTTTGGTTCATGTACACCACGCTCATCAGGGCTCCGCTACCGCCGGATGAATCCGAAGGTGCGACCTCGTGAGAGAAGGTTTTCTCGTAATAGCGTTGGCATAACGCCAGCTCCTGCGCAAAGGTACGAAGTTCCATTTCAGTTGCGATCGTTCCACCCTCGATCTGCACCGAGGCCAGGTCCAGGGTGTAATTTCCCTTACCCAGACTGCCGAATACCAGTTCGAGATAGTCGCCGGTTACAGCGCGATTTTTGCCCTTAATCGACGGCACATCCAGCGTAACGACGTACCTTTTGAATTCGGTAGTTACCGTAATTTCCGCGCCAACTCCCGCGCCTGCGTCAGATCCTCCTGGGCCAAATGACTGGCGTAAAATTACCCCGCACTTATGGCTGATGGATGAGCGCATATAAAAAGAAATCGTTGCACTCTTGCCCGCTAACACCTCCACACCCTCAATGCGTTGGCTGATATTCACGCCATCGTTGGCGCCTGAACGGGCAACTCTTAACGCATACGTCCCTTCGTTGAATCCGGCTCCTGGTTCAAAAGCAATTCGACTCCATGTTGCGGTTGAGTTTGCGGGTAAGTAGACAATCCATCGATCCGGTCCATAAAACGCCTGAGGGGGGCCTGCCAGGTTACCAACTTGACCTGTTACGCCTCGCTGCCAAATATCGAAATTGCCGTTGATCAAACGATTTTTTCGGAAGACATGGGCCGGGAATGCCTGGCTTGGACTCTCAATCTGCGCGCGCACAGCCTCAGTGTTTGCGACTCGTTTCGAGCGGTCGTCCACCGATGGTGTTGGCGCGTATTGCCCACCAGCCCACTGAAACATCAGGGGCGTGGTACCCAGGGTAATGGGCGCGTCTGTGGTCAAGTGCCACCAGGTGTCGCTGTTCACAGCGCCACGTTCGACATGAACCAATAAACCAGGCGTCACCTCGCTGCCGATATCGGCATCCGTAGCGCGCGTCCAGATGTCAGCGGTGGTGAGGTACAAACCGTTGTCTTTACCCTGGGCCTGATCTTTCACCAACACCCGCGAGCCCACCGGCACCGCGACGCCGTCGATGGTCTGCGCTCCCGCCAGAACGATAGGAGCGGTGGTGGCCACCAGCACGGACTGTTTCACGTCCTGCTGATTGATCGCATCAGTGATCGAGTCCGTGACGAACTTGCGCGTGGCGAGCACTACCGCCGGATCGATCATCAGCACCACGTTGGCCGCGCTGGAAACGATGAAGTTCATACGCACCACTTGCGTCCGGCCAGAGCCCTGGGACATCAGCGGCTTGTAGCTGGGCGCGCAGTTCGCCACGGCGACCAGGTCGCCGTCACCGTCGTACAGTCCAATCTCCCGAATCCACCACCCGCCCTCGTCAGCAGGGATGATCTGCTCGGCGATGAGGATGTTGGCGTTGGCCGAGTCTATCGACAGCTTGTTCAATGGCCGGCGGCGGCGTTCGTTGATCAGCTTCTTCTGGCTCCGGTCGGGGATTGGGTCGGTGCCGTTTGCATCACCCACGCCCATCTCGGTGAGCTTCCAGGGGATGCCCAGCGCGTCCGCATTGGCCTGTTTGGCTTCACCGACAGCGGTGAGGATCGCAAAAAACTGAGTATTGGGATCGATCATGGGTAAATATCCAATGTGTCAATGGAGTGTTCGCGGCAAGGGGCGCCGATGTGGCATGTGAAGCTGATGACCCCAGGTACCGGCGGATAAATGTCAAGGGTGTCGATTGTGTGTTCCCGTCCGGGGGCACTTATAACGCCCGTGGTGACGACGTCGCGGAGGACTGGCGGATAAACGTCGATTTCATCGCCGTCGTAAATGCTGGCGAAAAGGTTGATGGCACCGGTGGTTTCGAGGCTGATCGCGAGGCCGGTCAAGTGCCGGCTGACGGGTTTGGCGTCATCAATCAGCCGTTCCAGCTCCTGATACATTTCCTCTGTGATACCGGTGTCCAGCACCCCGACCTTTAACGCAAAAGTACCGGGGCCCCCTTCGGGCCTCATGTTGAACCACTCGATAATCTCGATCAGATAGCCCAGAGGTTCGACCACACGGCGTAACGCGCCAATGGTGCCCTTGTGGGCATGAATGTAATAAGAAGCCTTGATAGCGGCGCGCTTGGTCGCCTCGGTCCACCGGTAGTCCCAGCGGTCGACAGACCATGCCCACGCCAAGTGCGGCAATAGGTGTACCGGGCAGGTGTCGGCGTTGTAGAGATCGCGCAACGGGACAATTGTTTTCTCGAAAAACGTTGCCTCCATCGCGCGTTCCAGTTGCGTGCTGTTGATCGGCAATAGGCTTTTCATATCAGCCCGCCAGCGTCACGGTGTAGCCGGTACAGAACGCCGCCTGGGCCTTGGTAGGTGCCAGGTCCTGCCAGCCAACCAGCTCAACCCGAGAAACGCCGGCAACATGTAACTGAGCATCTACACCGGAACGTGCCACTTCAACGCCAAGCCGTTTGCGCGGATTGATCCACGCCGCCAATCGACTTTTCGCCTCGGCTAAACTGGCATCCGCTTCTGGCCCCGCGCTGATCATGTGCAGGATCGCTTTGATTTGGTAGCGGATCACCTGGGCGCTCTGAACCGTCACCCTATCCCCCACCGGGCGCACATCGTCGTCATTCAGCGCGGTTGCCACCGTGGCGAGCAGCTCCGGTGAAGCCTCCCCCTCCCCGTCCAATCCCAGCACCGTTACCGTCACGTAACAAGGCGCCGGGCTTTCGGCCGTGGCATCCGCCACCAGTCCCGAAGCATTACGCGCATGCAGGATATAGCTGTTGCGCGGGCCGGCCGTGGTCAGCCCCTCATAGGCCAACAGGATGCGCTCTCGGAACGCATCGTCGTCTTCTTTGACTTCTGGTACCGGCGGAAAGGCCAGCAGATCCTCGGCTTGAATGACCAGGCGCTTCAGATTGACGTTGGCACCCAAATGATCAAGGTCACCGCGTATGGCGTGCGCCAGCAATACCGCTTTGCCGGCGTCATTGACTCGGGCGCGGTTGCCGACCTTGATGTAAGCGCCAACCTCCAACACCTTAAGCACCGGATCGCTCTCCAGCGCAGCAGTCCAGTTGCCGCCCATGTATCCGCGAAAGACGCCCAGCCCCTCCTGAAAAACCTCTTCGAAGTCCAGCGGCTCTAACACGGTCGGCGCCGGTAACGACGAAAGATCCACGATACTCATACGGCCACCTCCAGCGTGACGCTGTCGCCCAGGTACTGCCCGACGATCTTCAGGTTAATTTGCCCGTTGATTACGGAAATGACGCGCACTTGATCCAGCTTCAAACGCGGTTCCCAGCGCCCCAGTGCGCGGACGACTTCCGCCTGTACGGCGCTTTTCCAGCCTTCGGTGACGGGCAGGTCAACAAATCGCCGAAGCTTGCTGCCGTAAGCCATCCGATGCCGCCGGCTACCCAACGGCGTGCCCAAGATGTCTGGTACCGATTGCCGCAAGTGGGCGACGCCGGAAATGGGTTGGCCGGTGTGGCGATCCATTCCGATCATCTAAATCACTCCTTCAGCAAGTCGAACTCGGCGTTGGCCTTCAGCAAGCTGACGGCTTGGGTATCGGATGACTGAACCTTTACTACGCCTTTCTCGACCGACAATGTGCGATCAGTTCCGGGAACGATAAGTGTGCGTGACGTGAATACTTTATCGCCGAAGGTCAGCTGCCGATCTGGCACTGGCGCAACGACTGCAGGCTCCTCGGTCACAGGGCTTTCTAACTTGGCCATATTTTTCTCCAGGCATAAAAAAACCCGCGATGGGCGGGCTGTAATGAGTTGAGATTAATGCGTGTGGTGATTGCTGTTGCCACCAGCATCGATAATCGCACCGGCACTGGTAATGCCTTTCGTGACGTGTAACGCGCCGTCGATCATCACAGCTGCTTTCAGATTGATGTTGCCGGTGGTCACGTTCACAGCGCTGTCCGTCACGACCACCTCTGTACTGGCGACTTTCATGGTCACCGTACCGCTCGGCAGGGTGATGCTGTAGCTCTTGGCCTGCCAGTCATAAATCAGCGAGCCGCCATCATCAAACCGCCACACTTCCACATGATCCCGGTTATCCGGTGGCGGACCCGCGTTGCCATACAATCCCGGAATGAACGTGCCCTGTGACACGTCACCGCTTGCACTGACCAATGTCCCCTGCTCGCCCAGAGACGGAGCCCTCCAATGCCTGGCCTTGCCGGCGGCGATGCTGTGCCAACGCACCCAGGCGCTGGTCCATTCGCCGTCCGAAACCCGACATACCGGCGGAGAGGCGGCCAAGTCGACCGCCACCACAAAACAGTCCTTTACCACCCCGGCGAGCATGCGGTCGTGTTGGGCAGCAACATAGCCGCTCACACGTCCTCCGCTGGGACAAATTCTTCTTTGACGTCGTTGTTGAAGCCAAACAACAGCATGCCGGGCGGTTGATCGGGCCAAGGCCACTCTTCAGGGCCGAGATACACCTGCTGCGTCCATTCCACCAGCCAAACGGTGTAACCATCCAACACTGGCTGGGTCCAGTCCTGTAGTGCCTGAACGAACTCTGCCGGCTCGACTTCCAGCCCCCAGGTCTGAGCCCGGAGTAGGACCGCAAGTTGGGTAGCCAGCTGCACCGCTTGTTGCTGATGCAGAGGATAGATCGGGTCAACGACGATACGTGCCTCGAACTTACACACCAATGTGGTTTCACCCGTGCCGATATCGATACCGGGCTCGATCTCCGCCAGCTCCAGAAAGACCGCCGGTAAAACGATGCGATCTTGAATGTCCGGCCAGGCACTTACCGTCTGAACGCCTGGGAGATGGCTCACCAGGTGTTGCTCGACCGCCCGGTAAAGCTGGTCCAGGCTAAAAGGTTCGTCAGGCATCAACCGATCCTCTTCAAGTATTTCTGTAGTTCGAAGTTGAGTTCTTGCTTCAGGATCTCCAGCAAGCGTTCATCCGCCTTTTGCACCCAGGTCTCAAAATGCGGACGGGCCTGCTCCAGAGACACTTTGGCCTTGGCTAACGGGAAACGATTGCCATGCTCCGCGACCCATCCAGAACTTGCACCGCGACCAGGTGATACCGTGCTGTCTGGATAATCATCAGCATTGAAGTGCTTGCTCGCAGTGCGAATCCAAATGTCTGGCTTGTTGCCGTAGACCTTCTTGAGAAACGCGCCTTGATAGCGCCGCCCCGCAACCGACACCCCGCTGCCAGTTTGCCGCGCCCGGCCAATCCGGCTGGACTCGATGGCATTCAAGCCGAACCACAGCTTGCCGCTCGATGCCCCGCCTGACACCGGATAGCTGCGCAACCGCTGACGCACTGCCGCGACAGCAATGCGCTCCTGCCTGCTGACTGCACGGGCAATGTGCGTGCGCAACCAGCCCAACGTCTTGTTGATCGCGCGTCGGTGAGCCGCAGCAGCTGCCTTGGGCACCAACTTGGCGAAGTCCTGAAACGCCTGGAGATCTGCAGCTGACGACTGGATCGAGATCATCCCGCCGCCGGCCGAGGGTTTGACGTAGCTACCGATGCTCATGGTCGCAACCTCAGGATCAAGGCGACCAGACCGTCGCCGCTCGGCTCCAGCTGCAGCAGGTCGTAATCGCCGCCGCCGTCCAGGGCGGGCAAGTCGACGCTAACCAGTAGCCCGCGTTTCAAGCCTTCCGAATCGCTGACGCGGATCTCAAACCTAGGCTCACGCAAGCCGGTGTTGAGCTTGCCGAGCTTCGGCTGCAACCAGGGCGCGGCAAACATACCAAGCACGGGCTCTTCGCGGCCCTCGATCCGTGCGCTATCGCCCAGTGTTTCGAAGACCACTTCGTCGATGTCGTCGATCAGATCGCGGAAGGCCACGATCACATCTCCAGCAGGATCTGCGCGCGAGGCCGCGTGCACAGGTGCAGCGGGTTGGACTGGGCTTCGCCGGCGACCCCCTTGTTGAAAGGCAGCGGCTCGATCTTGCTGTAGTACGGGATGCCTTGGGTGTTGACTGTTTCCATGTAGTCGGCCGGTGCGAAGGACGAGATATACAGATCAGGGACACCCTCGGGGACCAGCAGCGCCTTGTCGTCGTGGACGAACGCAACACCGGCAACCTTGCCGCGATAACGCTCCCAGACGATCCCGCCGAACTCGAAGGCTTCACGGGCATCACCACGCAGAGACGCGGCCTGCATCGTGTTGAGGTAGGTCTCCTTGACCGACTTGTGGACGATCAGCTTGTTCCAGAAATTCTTGCCGCACAAAGCGCGGGAGCCGCTGCTGGTGACGCTGCCGAGGGCTTCTTCCTGCATGTCCAGCGCTTCGCCGCATTTGACCCGCAGCTCGGTATCTGGACTGTTCAAGCCCATCGGCAGTTTCTGGCGATTCACGCCGAAGGATTTATAAATATCCAATAGGACTGTCTTGCCATCGGCGTCCAGCACCTGCCCGTTCAACGCACCCATACGCTGGAATTCGTGGGTGGCATCCAGCTGGCGGCGGGCCTTTGCGAGGCGCTTGTTGACTACATCCTGCACGGCCTGCAGTTCGCTGCGGGTACCGAAGGCGCGAATGCCTTGGATCTCATCGGCCTTGATGGTGAAGCGCTCCGGCAGATGCACGGTGTTGAACGGGATCAACTGACGCTTAGTCGCACCGACCACCAAGCCAGAAGTACCACGTTCACCCGATGGCACCAGGGCCAGGGTGTCGCCGTCTTTCTCGATCTGCACGGTCAGCGTGCTGATGCCCTCTTCGCGGAAAAGGCCAAGGCTGCTGATGCGGCCCGGCAGGTATTCCTGCTCATTGATTGCGGCAGTCAACGAGGAAACGCTGAACGCATCGTCTTCAAAAATGGCGATATCGGCCATGGGGGTACACTCCAGAAACGAAAAATCCCGCACTCGGCGGGATGGATAAATGGGATAAGCGTCTTAGCGCACGATCACGTGCTGGATGTTCAGGGCTTTTTCGGCGGCAGGGTCAAGGCCGGTCAAATGCGCTTCGCTGACCTCAGCCAGCCGCACGATGGCGCGGCCGCGCCGCACCACGTCGGACTCACTCAGCGGCCCGTAGAGGATCGCCACGGCGTTTTCGGTGCCGTCCTCGGCCGTCGCGTGATACGGCGCGAACTCACCAGTGGCAGTGACCAGGCCGAGGATCTGGCCCGGTTCCAGAGCTGGGCCGGCCGCTACGTTGATCGCTTCGCGGGAAATGTTTCCGGCGCCTTCGGACAGCAGAAACTCGCCTGCGTGCATCGATTCAATTTTCATGCTCTTACTCCTTTCGTTCCGTTCTGAACCGCCTGACGGCTGGACCAGATTGCATGGGTGTCGACCTGCTTTGCCTTGACCTTGAGTTCAGGGTCGTTGTCCAGAGGCAGACTGTTGTTGATTTCAAAGCCACCGCCGCTGCTCACCAGCTTGTCGAACAGGCGCGCCCTGACAGCGCTCTCATCCAGGCCGGCAGTGATGAACTCGCCAGTCAGTTCTGGCAATCGTGCCGCAACACAGAGACCGTGCAGCGCTTTTGCCCTGGTCAGCGCCGCTGTGACTACCGCTTCGCTTTCCAGTTTGGTGGTGGCAAGCAACGGCTCTACCAAATTGCTGATGCCTGCCGCTGCACAACCCTTGGTGACTATCAGCGCCAATCCGGCAGCGTCCAATATAGGTACTGGATCCGGAAGGTTTACGGGATCAGTCGGCTCGACATCCGGCTCTTCGTCCAACTGGGCCAGCAATTCAGCCGGGGCGTTCTGGAAGCGCTGCAACACGCTGCCTTGCCCGAGGCAGGCTTTCACTTTCAGCCCGTCGCCCACTTCATCGGCCAAGCCCAGGGCCACTGCTTCGTTGGCGGTAAGCCAGGTTTCGGCGTTGACCATGCGCCGCAGCTCTGCCTCGTCGATGTCAGGCGCTTTGGACTTGTAGGCCGCAATGATCGCTTCCAGTGTCTGGTCCAGCACGTCGGCGACACGCCGGAAGTCCTCGGCATCACCGCCAGTAAAGGTGTAGGGGTTGTGAATCATCAGCATGGCATTGGCCGCGATGACCACCCGGTGTGCGCCACATACGGCAACACTGGCCGCGCTGGCCGCCAGCGCATCAATGCGTCCGGTACAGCGTTCGCCCAAGCGCGACAGCGCGTTGTGAATAGCCAGGCCGTCGAACAGGTCGCCGCCGATGCTGTTGAACGCCACAACGACCGGGGAAGCGCCGTCATCCATAGCCCGCAGGTCCTGAACAAACTGATTAGCGCTGACACCCCAAGTGCCGATCTCGCCGTATACAAAGACCTCAATGGTCTGTTGCTCGGCTTCGCCGCTGGCCTGGAAGGTGTACCAACTTTTATCCGCGACTTTTACCTGCTTGCCAGCCTTGTCATAAATGCGCGGGATCGCTTTTTTACTCATGGTTGTTCCTTGTCATCAATCGGCTCGATGGCATCAAGCGTGGTGTAGTTGAGGCCCAGATCGGTGGACCTGGCGAGGTCGGCCGCGTTTTCCGCGTCGATGGTTTCCGCGTCGTAGCCGTTGCGCAGACACATCTCGCTGCGTGAACCGAAGCCTGCCTGCACTTCCATCCGCCGCGCCTGGACGTCCTGCACCGGCTGAATGTAGGCCCAGCCTTGTGGCACCCAGCGTGTGCGCAGGTACTCGCGCCGCCGTTGGGCGTAGTCCTCCAGCACCAAGGCACCGGACAGCACCGCCATGTCCATCCATGCTGCTCGCACCGGGCGACACAGCTGATGCACGTACACGCCGAATTGCAATTGCTCCAGGCGCCGCCTGAACTCGTTGAGTACTACCCGCAGCGCCCGGTCGTTGACCTCGCGCATGTCGCCGGTAAGGATCTCGTACGGCGTGCCCGAACCCGCCGCCGCAGCCATCAGCTGCTGACGCATGAAGTCCGGGTAGTTGTTGCCGGCGTCCGGTGGCTTGGAGAATTCCACCTCTTCACCTGGCCCCAGCTCCTGCATGGTGCCGGGCTCCAGGGCCACCATCGGTGTGAAGCCGTCGCGGTCGGTGGTCAGCAGTTGCCCCGTGACAGGGTCGCGTGGTTGCTGCCCCGTTTCCGGTGCCGGTCGCTTGATGAAACCGGCAAACAGGTTCGCCACCTCCTGGCGAAACAACACCGCGTCATCGTAGTTGTCCAGGCTGCGCAGGCGTTTCAGTACCGGCGCCAGACGCGGCACGCCGCGCAGTTGCCCAGGCTCCATCGGTTCGAAGATGTGCAGCACCTGTGTCGCCGGTACGCGCACCAGCTGGTTGTAACCGACGTTTAACGACGACGAATCGCGTGGGTGCGACAAGTACATCCAGTACGCCACACGCTTTCCGGCCGGATTGAACTCGATCCCGGCACGGATAACGTTGCCGTTTTTGGTCGTCTCGAACTTGTCATGGGGGACAAACTCGGGTGCCAGCGCCTGCAGTTGTAGCGGCACCGCTAACCCCTCACTCAGGCTGCGCGGCCGCAACCGCACAAAGCATTCGCCGGCCGTTTCAACCGTGCGCGCCACCAGGGCCTGCATGCCGTAGAAGTCGGTCAGCTCATCAGCGTCCGCTTCGTCAACCCAGTCCTCCCACAACTGCTGCTGGAGTTTGCGCAGTTCCGCATCATCCGTGGTCGGCCTGGGCGTGATGCCGGTGCCAATAAGGTTGCTGACGCGCTTGTCGATGACATTGAAGGCGTACGGGTCATTGCGAACCGCCGCCCGTGAACGCGCCCGCAGGTTACGCAGAGCCGGGGTGTTGATGCTGTTGATGCCGTTGTCGTTGGCTTCCCAACTGGCCGAGCGCCGACCCTCACCCGCGCCTTCGTAACTGGCCTTGATGTTCGACGGCAGCAAGAATCCATTACGGGTCAGCGTCGGATAGTGTCGTGCCATTAGAGTCCCTTGCCTCCATGCATGAGCCGAACCACGCGTGAGCGGGGCCCGGCGGCGTTGGCCAACGACGTGCGGATCTCGTCGCGGGCCTTGAGCAGTTCGTCGATGGAACGGTATTCCACCGTGCGGTCGCTGTAGCGCACGGTCTTTTCACCGCGTGCAATGGCGCGCTCGATGGCTTCGAGGTGCTTCGGAGTAAACGACATATCAGCGTCTCTTCAGGTAACCGCTGGTGGAGCTGCGGCGTTGTGGGGGTGCAGCGGGTCGCGGTTGGGCGACCGGGGCAACCGGTTGCGGCGCCACTTGCGGTGTCGCGGGAGCCTGCTCGGCGACTGTGATACGTTCGGCGGCGACCACCTTTTCATCAAACAAACCGGCCTGGGCCAGCGAGTTCCGTACCCGGTCCCAGTCGTGTTCCTGATACCGGTTGATGCCGAGGTAATGCGCCATCGCCAGGCAATACACCATCAGGTCGAGGGCTTCGTTGCGCTCGGCCTTGCCCTTGATCCACTCGATGCGCTTGTGACCCCGAACGTACTTGGCGACCTTGCGCTCGGCCACGCACTGGGCGAAGAACTCGTCCGGCAGGTCGTTGGCAAAGTGCAGCGCACCTGGGCCGGACTCGAACGGGTAGCGGTTGTAGATCCAGTCCTTTGCGGTGTCGGTACCGACAAACCACAGCTCGGCACCGCCGCGTTCGGTCTGGCCCTTCCAGGTCACATCCACCATGGACGGCCGCTGAGCGATCACCGGCTTACCGGGCTTGCTCGCGCCCTTGATGGCGAAGATGTTGCGCCAGCGCCGCACGCGGCAGAACTGGTAAACCTCGTCGGTGTGGTGACCACCCGAGTCGACGGCAACCGCAAGAATGCCCAGGCCGACACCGCACGGATGCCGGTAGCGCTCTTTCAGCAGTTCATCCAGCACCGCCCAAGTGCGTTCGTCCGAAGGGTCACCCGCGATCACACGGTGGTCGATGACCCAGCGCTCCATGCCGACGCCCCAGCCCATCGCCATGAACTCCAAGCGATCAGCCTGCACGTCGACAGCGCCCGTGATCATCATCACGGCGGCGGGCATCGCACCGAGGGAGAACCCTTCCCGGCGCGCCCGCTCGATCAGTACCGATGCCTTGGTCTGCTCTTGCGCGCTGTCCCACACCTTAGCCAGACGGGTGTTGTAGAACACCTGCATGGGTTCAAGGTCGCCTTTGGCCTGGGCCTTTTTCGCCTTCTCGAATTGCTTCGCCAACGACTTCCAGCCCGTCCAACCCAACGGTGAGTACAGCGCGTTGAGGTGGAAGCCGACCGTCTCGCCATCGCCCTTGGCATGGGCGCGCCACTCACCACGGGCAAGCATGTCGCCCTTGTGGTGCTCTTCGATCAGCACGTCGCACTCAGGCCCGGCGCACTCGTAATGCACAACGCTGAAGTCCTGGGAGTAATGCAGCCGCTCCCACTCCAGGGTTTGCATGTGCCCGCAGGTCGGACACGGCACGTAGTAGTAACGCTGGTCGCTGCCCTCGAACAGATCGTCTATGCGCGAGGCGCCCTTGATGGTCGGCGAACTGGAGAAGTAGAACTTGGCATTACGGCCAAAGGTACTGCCCCGCGTTTCTGCCAGCTCGATGGGGTCGCCCTCTTCGCCTACGTCGACTTCCCAGCGGTCGATCTCATCGCCGTACACATAGCGCGCCGACAGCTCGGCCAAGTTGGCCGCAGAGCCGGCGGTGGTGACGTACAGCGAGCCGCCTTCGAACTCCTTGGTGTCCATGGTGTTGCGCGAGTCCCGCGAACGGCTCGCCGCCACACGTTCGCGCAGCACCGGGGTGGCCTTGATAGTCTTGCCGATCCGCGACGACACGCGCTTTGCCAGACCCAGGCTTGGCAGCAGCGTGAGGATGTTCGACGGCACCATGTGGATCAACGCGCCGATCCAGTTCAAGGCGATCTGGGTTTTCATCAGCTGCGAGGCAACCATGGTGACCACACGCTTGCACGGGTGAGCCGGTGACAGGCAACGCATTGGCTCGCGTGCGTAGGGCGTTCGCACGGTGCGATATTTCCCTGGCTCGGCGGCGCCTGTATCACGCGGGATGCGCATGTACTCGTCGGCCCACTGGTCCACCCAGAGGCTGGGGTCCGGACGCAGCCCACGGAAATACGCCTCACGGTACACCTCAGCGCCGTCAGGTTTTTCCGTCTGCATGGGTTAACTCGTAGTGATCAGATCGCGTTCAAGGTCAGCCGAAGACATGCGCTCGGCCTCTTCGAGGGACAGCCGCAGCGCCTTGGTAAGGTGCTGCTCAATTTCCCAAGGGTCGGTCATCGCCGCCAGTTCAGGCGCCAGTTGCGGGGGCATGCTGAGCAATTGATCGCGCAACAAACGTCCGGCGTTGTAGGCCCCGGTGGTGACCGCTTTCATATCCACCAGCGAACCCTGCACCTTGTGAAACTCGGCTTCGGCCAGCTGGGCCAGGTAGTACTCGCGATGTGCGCGCGCCTTCTGGAAGTCGGGTTGCCCGATCTTCGCGCCAGCAGGCTGCGGCGGCGCAGCCGTGTTAGTCGGCTCGACCATGGGGGACAGTTGGCTGTAAACGTCACGCTGGAGCCGGTCTTGTTGGTGTCGAGCTGCGACAGCGGCCTTGCTGGGGTCAGCGGTTTCGAGGATCAGCGCTTCTGTTGCCAGCACGTCGACCTTCTTGCCATCCGGCGACAGCACCAGGCGATTGTTGTCTTTCAGCCAGGTGATGTAGCTCGGCGTCCTGCCGATGCGAACCGCGAAAGCGCTTTTAGACAGGAACAGTGAATCCGTCATAAGCCCTCCTTTTCAACGGCTTTTCAATGAAACCTTTCAATTTCAATGGATTGAATTTCAGTAAGCTGGCATCCCTGCCGCTAACGCTTTCCCGCGGGTTTCATGCCCCGTGTCCCTCAAATGCCGCCAGGGTCCCCGGCGCCTTTCGGTGCACCATTTTTGCGCACCCCACTAAAAGCCACGTATTCCGTGGCCTCCAGCGCTTCATGCCTGCCCGCTGCCCGAGGGCGGCACATCGCACACGCCCAACCGCTTGGCTGCCCAGCGTTCGTACAAGCCAATCGCGACATCAGCGCCTGCCATCGCCGTGAGGCAGCCAATGCTGCCCGCCGCCAGTACCGACATGCCTGATGCATGCAGCAACATCATGGTGGAGAGCCCACAGACCACGCAGGCACCAGACCGAAGGAGCAACCGGCGAATCAATGACCAGCCGCTTACCCCGGCTTTGTCTGCCCGCCATGCCTCGCCCGATATCCCACCGACCAGGGACAGCACGATCACCATCCAGATCGGCATATCAATAAGCGCTTGCTGCTCGTTCGTCATCGCCCTACCCCATAAACGCAAAAACCCGGCGCGATGGCCGGGTTTAGTGTGGTGGTGAGTCCCGCTGCTTGCGGTCGCACCTATCGAAGATGGGTACTTTTTACAGGTTGAGTTTCCTGGCAGCAAGCGAGTTTTAATGCCATGGCGCAATACAGGTGCAATGCAGGTATCACGCAGGTACAACGGAGGGACAATGCATTCAATCGGCTATCGCTCCTTAATCGCTGTCCTACCTGTCCCATTGCTATAGAGTCAGGTGGGACAGCTGCGAGCCCCACAAATAAAGGCTCTGTCCCACTGTCCTACTATTTATTCCTTTTCTTCGCATATAGAGAGTAAATAAATAACACCCGTGCGCGAGGCACGCGCACGCATTGGCGCTACGCTCACATACGCGGGATGTTTTTTTGGTTGGGCAGTGGGACAGCCCGCTAACGGCGTGGCCTGTAGCTGTCCCACCACATCAAATGATAGTGGGACAAGGTAGGACTGTGGGACAGATCCAAGCACAGTGCCGACAAGTATCATGCAGCCTGCTTCATCAGTAAACCTGCAATGCTTACATGCGCTTCGTGCAGGCGCTCATAGTAGGTTTTACGACAGCAACCACAGTGAGTGATCTTTTGTGCCAGAAAGCTCTCATGGTTGCAGTAGTGCTCCCGCACCACCAACGACAGCTGCGCTGGCAGGTGTTTGTTGACGATCAACTCTATGTCCACTGACTCGTCCAACAGCACACGACTACCGCGTGTCCCGCGTATGAGCTCTCCCTTACATTCCATCAGCATGGCGATCATGTTGCCGCCGCCAGTTCCACCTCCATCGGGGTTCATTGGCGAATGCAGATCCTCCGCCCAGAGCTTCAACATTTCATCGATTCGCTTAATCAAAACAAGGCTCCTCGCTAGCAACACGTTGCAGTGCTGAGGTGTTACCCCAGTCCTTGGGTTTTTTGTAAGCCCAGGGCCGTTTCCCGCTTTTCGGTAATGCTGGCATGCGAACACGTCGCCAGCCCAGTCGATGCATGATTGCGCCGACACGGATTTGTTCAGGCTTACCCCAGTGCCCCAAGTCCAACCTAAGCGCCTGGCTCAACACGTCGCTGCCCGACGTGGTTTCACCAATCTGGATATCCTCAAGCCAGCTCAGGATCGGCCCTTCCCACTCATCAACAACGAAGCGTTGATCCTGTGCCTCGGCAAACAACGGCGCCTCCGCAGGCGTGACCCACCAAATATCTCCAGCCTCATAACAGAACATCGCCTCAGCCCAGAGCTGATCGCGAATCTCACGAAGCTTTATCAGGTCAACCTTGGTACACGCGACAGGCCAATAACGCCGGTTGCCCGTAGCGTCCTTAAGGTATTCATCTTGGTTAGTGGTACCCACGAACACACACTGGCGTGGCACGTCGTTCGTTCGACGGCCGTAGCTCTCTCGGTAGGTGTCTGTCGAAGCCGAGAAGAACTGCTTTGCCTTGGTACTTTCTGCCTTGTTGAAGCTATCTAGCTCCCCCAATTCAACGATCCACTTGCCGCGAATGGCCTGGAACCCGTCTTTGTCACCCAGAGCAAAGGGCGTATCCATAAACCACTCGCCTCCCAAAATGCTCATGGCCGTGGACTTACCAGCGCCCTGGGCACCCTCCAAAATCATGACCGAGTCAGCCTTGCAGCCAGGCTTCATCACACGAGCAACCGCCGATAAGATCCAGCGCTTACCCACTTTCGTCGTGTAATCACTGGGGTGGACGCCCATCACATCGGTCAACCATGTGTCGAGCCGTCGTACGCGATCCCATTCCAGCTTTTGTAAGTAGTCACGCACCGGATGAAAAGCATGATCGTGTGCGACAACGCTGACCGCCTCGATCACATGAGACGCCTTCACACGAAGGTTGTAGTGCTGTGCCAGCCACTTCATCACCCGCACATCATCGATATCGGCCCAGTCCCCCGCTCCGCCGCCATAGGGTGCAGATCGCAACTTCACCAGCTTCGAACTGAAAGCGCTGTAGCTGATGACGCCAGCCCATCGCTCATCGTTACCAAGGATCAACTCCACGTTTTGCATGTGCGCGATCAGGGAGCCGTTTTCGGTACGGGCAAGCTGGTCCTTCCAACCACCAGCTGCTGGAGGCTTGACCACCGCCAGCACCTGGCGGCGGACAGCCTCCAATCCTTCGGCGATGTGCAGGTCGTTGAAATCGGTCCACTTGTTTTCACGCTCGCCGGAGAAGACGGGGGCGACTACCTGGCCACCGACGATCAGTGCGGCGTTGCTGGCCTTCTCTTCGCCGGGGTTCCAAGAATCGCCGTTGGGGCGTTTGGTCTTCCAGTCATCATCGCGACAGATGATCAGCGGGCAGCCCGGGAAGCGCTCGCGCATGGCCTTGGAGACTGGCAACAGGTTGCCCGCATCGAAGGCGATAGCGACCGTCAGCGAAGTCGCCATGTGCAGGCTGGCGCCCGTGGCGTAGCCCTCACACACCAGCACCGGCTCACCCGGTTCAGGGTGCGGGCCGATCAAGTGGAAGGCACCCTCTTTCGACATGCCGTAGGGCCAGTAGGCCTTGTCACGCCCGGTGTCTTCCTGCTTTGCAGGGAAGATAACCTGCAGACCGACGATCTGGTCGCGCACGTTGCACATAGGCACCAAGAATGCGCCGGTACGTGGCGCATAGCGAACCTTGAAGCCGACGATTTGCTTTCGATCCAGGTAGGCGCTCTTACCCTTCTCGGGCATGCGCTTGAACAGAGCCGCTGCACGGCTGGCCGCTCGACGTGAGGCATTCGCCGCGACCTCGGCAGCCTTGCGCTTGGCCTCTTCCTGGCGAGCGCGCATGACTTCGCGCTCCTCAGGGCTCATACGTCCAGCCTTGACCTTGATCTTCTGAGACTCACCGGACCGCCAATCACCGAAGCTGCCGAAGATCAACGTTCCGTTCTTCTCGGTGAGATGCTCGTGGACCACGTACCAGCCGTTTTTTTTCTTGCCCTTATCCTGGGAGGTTTTGCAACGGGTTAGCTTGCCGAACACCAAGGGTTGATCAGGCTCCAAGCCGTAATCAGAGAATTGATTGAGTACCTCATCGAGCATGGCGGGCCTTCCTGGCTTCGTCGATGGACTGGCATGTCACACACTGGGTGCAACCAGGGATCGCAACACGGCGTGCTAGCGGGATCGGCGTGTCGCAGCTTTCGCAGAACATGAACGAATGTGCAGCGGTAGCCGTTTTATTGGCACTGCGTGCTGCAAGCGCCTGATCCATCCGCTCTTGCACCAGGTCGTTGGCAAAATCGATAACGTCAGCCACGGTCAGTACCCCGCGTGGTCTGGTTAACGTATGTGGCCCGGTTGAGCATCCCCAACAGCCCCTGAATACCGCGAAACACCTGCAGGCGAATCTCGGCCAGTTCCTGATCGCTGACGACACCGTCGCCAATGCTCTTGGCCCACGTATCCGCCAAATCAGCCACCTGCCGGAAGTACGAGGCAATACCCGTGGTGAGCGTCTCGGGCATGTCACTGGTATAGGTTTCAGCCAGCTCCTGCCATGTGGTATCGCCGACCAGGGCATGCACCGCATCAAGAATGCGGCGGTCCTTGGTCAGTTCGAGGATCTCGCCGAACTCCTGGATGTTCACGGTGTGAGACGGATGGGTGGGAGACAGCTTGTGCTGCAGCGTGGTGGCATTACGGCCGGTGGTGGCGGCGATTGCAGCGGCACCGCCGGGATAGTCCCGTGCGGCGTGGTACAGGGCTAATTCGAGCGTCAGGACTTCCCTTTGCGCTCGATCAACACAGCTTAAAGCTATTCGGCTCATGGCATTATTCCTACAAGGTTGCCAGTGCCCCGCGACATGCAGTGGTGGTACATTTGCCGCGTGGCTTGAAAGGGCCCAAAACGCCGGCTAGATCTCGGGATCGAACCGGCACCGTGCCGAGGCGAACAATCCGTTGCTCACCTCTGGCGCAACAGCTGCCTAATCTGTGGTGGAAAAGGCAGCAACCCAAGACATCCGTGTCTTGGTAGCGCGATAAAGGGAGGTGGTTTGCATGTGGTGTGCCCTCCTACCTTCATCGCGACCCGACAGCACTGTGGTGGTGTGTGCCGGGAGGAACTGGGCGGCCCTTGGGTCGCCTTTTTTCTATCTATGCCGGACTGACCGTGGGCGCATTTTCCGTGATACCGAAATGCTCCAAGACCTCAGCTAGCGAAACGCAACCATGACTCTCACGTGCCAAAGATTTAATCAGAGAAACGCTAGGGTCTTTACTTGCGTATTTGACGTGAAGTCGCAAATAGCTGATAGCAATCCCGCAGCGCACGGCATAAGCCCTCAGCGCTTGATGGTCTAGCAGGTTGATGTAGTCGCGCAGCTTCATATGAAATCTCCTCCCGAACCAGAATTTAACCATAAAGGTTAATTTTAACAACACCTTTTTGGACATTCACCAAAAAGGTTAATCCGGACAGAATCGTCTGATGAAAATATCAGATACGCGTCTACAAAATTTTCGCCGGATCCTGGCCGAGCGCAAGCTTCGACTTACGGACATCGCTGATCTATTGGGGAAAGCTCCAGCGCAAGTTAGTGCCTTTGGAGGACGAAACCCCACAAAAGGGATCGGCGATCAGATTGCCCGCGAGATAGAAAAAGCCCTAAACCTGCATAAAGGTTACCTAGATATGCCATACGGGATGGGGGAGTTCAACAACGCCACAGTCTTGAGCCATACCGGGCGTAAGCTTCCAGTGATTGGTTCAATCGCAGCAGGTACGTGGTGCGAGTCAGAGGGTTTATTCGACCCAAGGGATGCGGAGGAGTGGATAGACGCACCAGGTCCGGTTGGACCTCGAGCTTTCATTCTCCGTGTTGAAGGCATAAGTATGGAGCCTAAATTCACAGAGGGTGACAAAATCGTTATTGACCCCGCGCTCGATGCATTACCTGGCCATTTCGTCGCAGCTAAAAGAACAAGAGATCAGGCCGCCACTCTCAAACAGCTAAAACAAGAAGGCAACGAAAGATATCTCTTCGCGCTGAATCCGGACTGGCCGGACCGGATTATTAAAATGAGTGAGGAATGGACCATCTGCGGAAGAGCCAGATGGAAAATTTCCGACCTGTAGAATTGCCGAGTTGATTTATTGGTGTTACAACTCGGCCTAGGGAGGGTTCATGCTATAGATCAAGGAACCACTGGAACCGGGGCCTCGTCTTCGGGCTCATCAACATATTCGTCCAAATGAACCTCTTTTAAGACAGAGTTAAACTCCTTCAATTCCACATTATCATTCTCTTTTAAAGCCGAAATTACAGCACCAACGACAAAGCTATATTTAATCTGGTCATTCAAACCACACGCCCGAATTAAATCTATAACTTGCGTTCTCGTGAAGTACTTCGAAAATCTAACGACAGTGGCCCCAAAGTCATTTGCCGTAGCAAAAGATGAGGAGGCAGCAAACAGTTCGGCAACTCTTGCGCCGACAGCATCGTTGTAGGATGTAGTCTTTGAACGGCTTACCTCAGCCCGCGTGGCAGATGACACACGCTTCTTCGCAAACTCTTGCAAGCCTTTGAGCTCAAGAAGCGGAAGCACCTCATCAAATCTTTCGGAAGGCAGGGCCTCAACATATGCAGCAATCCTGTCCTGTTGATCCTCATCTAACATCACCCAGGCATCGTCCAATAATGCTAAAAGTGGAAGAACCTTATCAAGGTTAGCTGCATCCACCGCACGGACGATGGGGGAAAGTTTCTCACCTAATACATGATCGTAGGTCAACTTATGCATCTGTTCAACCGCTTTTAAAGCAGTTGAAACTTGCAACTCCTCTTTACGATCAGCCAAGCCGGATACAAACTTCTTTAGCAAGACGATAATAAAACTGGTAACGAGTGCAGGGCGCGCCTTTAGCAGAGGTCCACTTCTGAAAGCAACCAGCGCTTTATCAATCTCGATAGGAAAGTAGCCAGAGTCGACTTCCTTCAGTAAAAGACCTAAAGCATACTTACCTTGAGCGGGCGGATACTGCAATAGATAATCAACGGCAGACCTGATATGAACCCGAGCAAGCTCAGCAGGAGGATTGAAAATCTCACTATCAACTGTCATTGATGGGTGGGCGCATCTATTTCGATCTTGCTGCAATCGATCAAGATCAGTAAATTCAACATGAGAAATTAACTGAAAGTCATCTCGCGCCTTCGTCAACAATTCCCGTTCAAATTTTAAAGATGCACTGATATCGTTCCCTACCCGCGCAGCCTCAAATGCCTTCATTATCAATTCCGCTTGCTTGTCTCCTGCCAGCGAAAGCTCTTTGTATTTATCTATGATATCAAACGCAACGGCAATCCATGTTGAGACAATCGAAGATCTGAATGCGCCAGCCTTATAGCAAGATACGGCTTCACGAATGTAGCTCTTAGCTTTCTCATCTCGGCATTTCAATACCAATTCGTCTAAATCTGATAGTGGTGATGCCATCGATAACTCCGTGTAGGTGATGTTCATAGACTGAATTCACGGACAAGCTATTACTTTGCCACCAGACTGTCTACTCACAGAAAGCTGAACGCCCCAACAAAAAACCAGAAAATCACCTCTAAGGTATAAAAAAATTGACGAGTTAACCTTTATGGTTAACTATCATGCCCACTCTTCCACCACAGAGCGAGGCAACACCATGCACACCACAGCCACCCTGCACGTCCACCCGGCCGTTGCTAACCCCTTCCGCATCTTCGAGATTCGCCGCCTGGCGCAAGATTGCGGCTGCACCTTCATCGCGTCCAAACCCAAGCTGAAACAGCGCACTGCGCCCGCACCGCTCGATCCTAACGGCGGAGGGCGCGCAGCATGAGCAAGTTCAAACTCGACAACCGTACCCTTGCCCTTCTGCATGCCCAGGTCAATCTCAGCGAGACTTTCAACCACACGCTGCGCACAACACCACGGCGCGATGTACTGGCTTTCCGCTTGAAAGTCGAACGCAGCAAAGCCGACACGCACTTCACCGTTGAACTGGGCACCGAACGCCACACGCTGACCCTGACCAACAGCAAAAAAATGCACCTCAAACTGGCCGACTTCATCGAAGAAATTGCCAACGGCCCGGTCGATCCCAGCACAACGCCAGAATCACCGCCGGCTCTCCATGCAAACCGTCACTACGGCGCGTTTGACGGTGAACACAAGCAACGAGTGTTTGAGCTGGTACGTACCGGCGGCGCTATCAGCCTCGACCTGGGCTTCGAACTGCCCATTTACCTGGCGATTCACCTCAATAAAACCCGCTCCGGCATCACCACCATCATGAGCATTGGCGTGAAGTCACCGCGCACTAAGTGCTTCACGGTATACGGGACCGACGTCGAGCTGTACGGCATGGTCGTCGAATCCATCAACCACTTGGCCGCAGCAGCGACACCTGCCGCGCACGCAGCGTAGGAGGCCTTGATGGAACGTAGCCTTGAAAAAGCCGCCAAGTACTTTGGCATCACTCGCCCCACGCTGATTGCGCTCATGCGTGAAAAGAGCTTGCTCAACGACCGCAACTTGCCGGCCTTCCCCGTCCGTGACCGTGAGTACCTGCGGATCAAAAACGGCAACTGGTACCACGAGACTGCCGGCATGCAGTACAGCCAATCGACCAAGGTCCGGCAAGCCGGGATGCCCTGGCTCGCCGAGCAACTGGGGCTCGAACTGCCAGCCATCCCGGCAGACAACCGTGACGTGGCCTAGGGAGTACGCCCGCCAGATTGTCGCCATGCGCACACGCGAGGAGCGTAACGCCGCGCTCCTCGAAGTGCCGGAGCATCTGCGGGAACTGACCAAGCGCCATTGCCTGAATGCCTGGAACCATCCATCACGACTCAAATGCAAGGAGGCCGAGGCCAATGAGCAGCACCATTCAAACACCGCTGCGGCTGCAACCCGCACCAGATAGCGCGACCGTCGAGATGCTGCATCAACTCTTCGGCGACGTGCTTATCCCACTGGAAAAGCTGCGCGTGCACTACTTCAAAAACCTCAATGAAAAGACATTCATCGAGGCGATCAACGCCGGTCGCATCCGACTGCCCGTGACCACTCTGGACCACAGCGCCAAGGCATTAAGGTACGCCCACATCAAACACGTAGCCGCCTTGATCGACATCCGCGCTTACCGAGCAGATGAAGACATGCCGCGTCCAGAAACCGACTCAACCGAGCAAGGCCAGTAACCCCAACGGCTGCCACCACCAGCCAACAACACCAGGAGCACACCACATGACCGCTATTCAAATATACGCACTGATCAGTATCGTTATCGCACTTGGGATCCTTTACTGGGTCGGCTACAAGGGCGGCTTAACGGATGGTCGAGCTGAAGGCTATGACGACGGCCACGCTCAGGGTTTTATGGAAGGGATGGATCAGGGCGAGTCAGCACGCTCTACCGAGCTTGAGCAAGTCGCCGAACGATGCCGGCGCCTGCAACTTATCTTGGACCTTCAACCACAAGATCGACTCACCCTGTTAGCCATCGCCGAAAAGCTCAAGCTTGCGGCTGACACCTTCCGAGCAGTGAGATCCGAGAGCCAGGCAACGCAAGCACTTGCCTTACGTGACAAAGCTCTGGGCATCGCTGCCCTGCTGGATCCATTCACTCTGGAGGATGCAGCATGAACTCCATCCTCACCTTCACCGGTAAGCACTTCAACCTGTACGAGCCAGACGCCGACATGATCGACCCACGGGACATATCGCACTCGTTGGCCCACCTGTGTCGTTTCAACGGCCACACCCTCGAATTTTACAGCGTGGCACAACACAGCTGCATCGTCGCCGAGCTGGTGCCGGAAGAACACAAGTTAGCTGCCCTGCTCCACGATGCGACCGAGGCGTACCTAGGCGATATGACCAGGGCACTCAAACAGTGGATGCCCGACTATCGAGGATTTGAGGACGTCGTGTGGGGGCGCGTCTGTGAGCGCTTCGACCTGGCCTTCGATCTACCCGCATGCATTCACCAGGCTGACCTGATTGCGCTGGCCACCGAGCGCCGCGACCTCATGCCAACCGATCCGGCTATCTGGGATTGTTTGGTCGGCATCGAACCCATGGCTGAAAACATCCGTCCTTGGTCTGCCACAGACGCGCGCGACACCTACCACCAGCGCCTGATGGACCAACTTGCTATCGAACACCGGAGGAAAGCGGTATGAATAGCCACCAGGACAATATCAGCACGCTGCCCGCTTTGCTCCGCACACCGGTGAGTGTCGACACGCTGGAAACAAACAGTTTCTGCTGCTCAGCAGCAGGCAATATTGCCTCTTCCAGCGCCACCGCCGAGGCACTTATACCCCACGAAAAGCTGCGCGGGGCAGCGCTCGCCAATGCAACGCTAAACGCTCAGGAACGCCCGCTCGCGCAGCCTGCCGTGGGGTATACGCGTGCTCCTGGCAATATCGAGTTGCCTCCTAAGGAGAACACACGCCGAAGTTATGGGCCGGCAGACCTGATCGGGAGAGCCGCATGATGGAATTCCAAAGCGAAACCCTCGCTGACGAAGAACTGGCGACCATCACCGGATATCAGATCCCTTCCAAACAAATTCTATGGTTGACCGAAAATCGCTGGGAGTTTGTTCTGACAGGAGCTCGCCGCCCAATAGTGGGTCGAGTTTACGCCCGACTGAAACTCGCGGGCGTCAAACCTTCTGGGGTCAACGCCGGAACTGAAACCTGGTCGCTCGACCTAGCGAACGTGAGCTGACTCATGCGCCAGAAAAGCATAGCCAATCGCGACCTTCCGCCTCGAATGATACGGCGCACCCGCAAGCGCAAAAACGGCGCCGTGTGGACCTCGTTCTACTACAACGGCAGGGATGCCGACGGCAACCGGAAAGAAATACCGCTGGGCAATGATCTGGACGCGGCAAAGGTCGAGTGGGCTCGACTGGAACGCCGCGAACCACTAAAGCCCAATCATCTAATGGGTGCGCTGTTCGACAAGTACGAAAAAAAGATCATCCCGACCAAATCAATACGGACACAGTCCGACAACCGGAAAGAACTGAAACAGCTACGGAAGGCCTTTGAAAACGCGCCTCTTGACTCAGTCACTCCCCAGGTGGTTGCCCAGTATCGAGATGCCAGAACCGCCAAGGTCAGGGCCAACCGAGAAATCGCGCTGTTGTCACACATGTTCACGATCGCGCGCGAGTGGGGACTTACCAACAATGCCAACCCTTGCTTCGGCGTACGCCGAAACAAGGAAAAACCGCGCGACTACTATGCCGGCGAAGTGGTTTGGAATGCGGTATATGGAGAGGCCGTGCAGGAACTAAAGGATGCCATGGACCTTGCCTACCTGACCGGCCAGCGCCCTGCCGATGTGCTGAAGGTGGCAACTACCGATCTGGCCAACGGCTTCGTAGGGGTTCGCCAGGGCAAGGGCGGCAAACTTCTGCGTATTCGCCTGGACGATGCCGGCGAACAATCAGCGCTTAGTCTTTTCCTAGACAACCTGCTCGAACGCAGATTGTTAAATGGGATTAAGACCTCAACGCTTATCACGAACGCGTCCGGCCTTCGGATGAGCCAGCAGATGCTACGCAACCGCTGGGATGAAGCCCGGGAGAAAGCGGCCATCAAGGCCGGTGCCGACGGCGATACCGCCCTGGCTGTACTAATCCGTCAGTTTCAGTTCAAAGACATCCGCCCCAAAGCCGCCAGCGAGATAGAACTAGCGCATGCAAGTCGGCTGCTCGGCCACTCCACTGAGGAGATGACAAAGAAGGTCTATCGGCGCGTCGGTGAGATCGTTAACCCCACGAAGTAACAGGCAACAAAGGAGGGAAGCTACAGCTGGATGGCGTCGTACTTGGTCAACCTCAATTGAAAATGACCAACGTCGGTGAAAAATTGCCAACACTGAGTAATACGTCGACTACGTTGGAGTGCTAGCGCGAAAAAGCCCTGTAGCCTCGAGATTAAAGGGCGATAGGGCTTTTTTACATATCGCGGCTATTTTTCATTGGCATTAAATAAAATTTCAAAAATCAACGATCAATAACCCCATGCTCACGAAGCAAAGCAGTTACAGCAAAGGAATACTCCCTATCCGGGGCAGCCTCTTTAATCAATTCCGCTAGAGCTAATCTGCGCAACTCGGGGTTTTCACGAGCATAGACCGCCGAAATAACTTCCCGAATCCTATCAACATGAGTTTTACGCTTCTCAACAAGCTCCGGGCGATTCAACCCCAGATCATTAATCGTCAAGTGCCCACGCTCATTACCGCGAAAAGCGAACACAAAACTATATACAGCAACCAAATACTCCGAAGGCTCCTCCTCAAACGGATTAATATAAGGAAACGCTTCATCAAACTTATCAGACTTAGAGCCATTACATCGAGTACAAGAAATACCTAAATTGCTCCATTCAAACTCCAAATGCGGGAACTTACCTTCAGCCTTTGGGCGAATGTGTTCTACATCACCATAATCAACTGCAAGCACTTTACTTTCGCAATACATACACTTGCCATGCGTGCTAGCTAACAAAGCCTCCTTATTCCTCGAATGCTTATAATTCCGGGTTTCTAATGCTAACGGGTACGGACAATCCAGACGAGCAAGTCTTATCATTTTTGACTCACCACAGCTGTAATGGTTTGCGGTAAAAAATCCTCCAACCCTCTAAATTTCAGTTCCTCTCGTAAGTCCGAAAAAATACCTTCAGTTACCGGGCGCTGACTGTAATCGTTAACAACGATAGCCAGTTGCTCCTCCACCCAAACTGGAACTGTCACTGTAACACCCAAAACCTCATCCAAGATTTGAGCAGCCGTCCTCGCCTTCTCCTTAAAGTCAAGCAATTCGGAATTAGCACGAGACCACTCATCAAAGCGCAAGGCGTAGACATTTGCTTCAAATACAGAAGACACTACGAGCGGACTATGAGTACTAACTACGAACCTCGCACGAGGAAATGCGGCAACTAAATCTGGAAGAATTGTTCTTTGAATACTGGGGTGTAGATGATTTTCAATTTCATCAATTATCGCTGTGAACTCCTCGTCCTCCTTCACATTGAGCTGCTGAAGGTACAGCATCCATGCGATTTCAATTACAGCTGCGAGACCTCCCGATGCGCTCTCAAGAATAAAACGATCACGCCCGCCATTACATACGAAAACAACCTCGGCGCCACCACCCACCTCAATAGATTCAAACTTGAATTGACGAGGAACTGCAATACGCAAAATACTCTGAAAACCTTCAAAGTATCTCCGACACTCATCTACTGGCTGCAATATATATTTATCGCTAGACTTAACACCATATCCAGCAACCAACCACGCAAACAGAGTGCTTTTTATTGAAGCACTAAAATTATCTTTCGTTCCTTCAATAGCAGATTTTTGTCCATCCCTCGATAAATTCAATGCTTTTTTTAGATCAGGTATATCATCTATTTTAATACCGGTTGGGGTGTCATATCGAAGTGGAGGCCGATGCGAAGACACAAAAAAACTATTAACAACATGAGCCTTCGAAAGAGCGAGATGCTTACGAATGCCCTGTTCACTCACTAAAACATCAGTTATTTGACCATTGGAATATTCAAGCTCTCCAATAGTCTTATAGGTAATCTGTGTCGAGGGGGACTCCACCACCGATTTCTCGCCAGGAACACCAAAATCACTGGCCGCCCATTGGGCATGCATCGCGAGCAGTCGAAGCAAGGAAGTTTTCCCGCTTCCATTCGCGCCAGTGAGAATAGTAACTCGGCGAGTTAGATCAATTTCTACCCTTCCCAAGGCATGCCAGTTGCTGACCGAGAGTTTTTGAAAGTTCATTACGGTTCCACCAGTTAAATTTGCATGCCTTGATTCATGTACGTAACGCCGTATCGTGCCATCAAAGGAGATGGGTGACTACATTAAAATAAGCCCCCCCCAACGCTGCTGACTCCTAGTTCATGGTTACAAGTCCTCCACTGACCTCAGCCGTTTTTTTCGCCGTTTGATGTTGCCGTACAGGATGTCAAGCGTCTCAAGGTGAAAACCATCGAATACTCGTCGGATGTCCGGGTAATCGTCAATCCACCACTTGCCCTTGGAGCTGCGCATGAAACCGGCAATCCGCTTGTAGTTTTCAAACGGAAAGTTCACGCATAGCCGGCTGTTTGCCAATACGGCGGGTCCATGTAAAGAAAGGTATGAGCCCGGTCGTAGCGTTCCGTGCAGTCAAGCCAAGGAAGGTTTTCGACGTAGGAAACGGACGGCTGTTACCAGGCTTCACCGATCCGCAGCAGGCTGATCGCAGGCCAGTTGTCGCAGTGCCAAATGTCTGCCCCGTCACCTTGCCGGCAAAGGCATGGTGCTGTAAGTAGAAAAACCGAGCCGCTCGCTGGATGTCGGTGAGGGTTTCGGGACGTGCCATCTTCTGCCACTCGTACACCTGGCGGGAACTGAGTGCCCATTTGAACTGGCACACAAATTTCTTCGAGGTGGTTCTGCACGACGCGGTAAAGCGTCACCAAGTCTCCGGTGATGTCATTGAGGACTTCAACCGGGGCGGCTTGTGGACGCATGAAGTAGAGCGCGGCACCTCCGGCAAAGACTTTACCCGGCACTGTTCTGCTCCCTCATTGCGATCAAAAACGCGTAGGGTTGCGGAACACATCCCAAAAGTTGCGGAACACTTCTCGAATTACAGGCAATAA